TAAATTCAAAAGTATTACCGCTAGGTACAGTATAAACGTCCGTTAAAGTAGTAGCAGATGGATTGGTCTGATCGTCTACTACAATTTCTTTCGGTAATAATGCAAAGCTATTAGACACGTTCTATACCAGTAATATTAAATGTTAGGGTAGCCAAAGTTGCATAAACTCGAACTACGTCCGCAGCGTCAATAAAGAATTCTGAGGATTCATAAACGTTATTGCCACTAATAGGAACATCATAAGCAATATATTGTGAATTTGCATCCGCAGCTCCATTAGGCGCTAAACTAATTCTAAAGCTAGTTGCAGTCGAAGAACGATTTACTACGATTACCTTTCCTCTAAATTGCGTAGAAGTTGGAACGGTATAAGCATCAGTTAAGGTAGCAGCAGATGGATTGCTTTGTGCAAGTTTATTGATTTCAAGGGGTAAAGGGGCCGTAATAATTTTAATATTTCCATCTTTGTCAATTACTCTAAAGCCTTCGCCATCATTGTATTGTAACGTATCATCTAAATCTAATACAGTCTTTAAAATAATTCTCGTCGTTACGTCATCAACAAATCGAACCGTTACAGTTGTTGAAGCAGCATTAGGATTATAAATGCTTAAAGATTTAAGCTGTCTCGTTAACGCGGTATCAGAAGGTGGGCTTAAAATTACTACTGGTGTTGTTCCATTTGAAGTTCCAGATTGATTCTCTGGTGAAATTTCCTGTTGTGGATCATTAAATTCTACGAAAGAAGTTAGAAATGTTAACGTAGAAACTGAGGCTCCGCCTAAAAGAAAATCTAAATATTCCCCCGCATCTGGTACACTTAAATCTTCGGCCCGGTCTAGAATAATCATTAAATTCTCAAAGAGACCCGTTTCATAACCACGTAAATATTTACAACTCCATTAATACCGCCAGACGCTGAGACAAATGATGCTAATAATTTACTTACATCTTCAAGAGTATTATCAACTCCATCAATCTCTTTAATCATCGCATTGAGTAAATCATAAAGCGTAGACTCTTTACGTGGTATTCGATTGAGTAAACCAGTAATGGTTAATTCGTTTTTTAATGCCATTATGCTGGTCTCTCAGTCCAAATTTCTTGACCATAAATCCACATCTTAGAAATAATAAATCTAGAATCTAATGCATTATCTTTTATTAGAGAAATACTAGCTTCATCTTCTACGAAATTTATTTTTTCTAAAATATTAGCCCGCGCGGGGCTTGGTATATCAATACTTGGAAATGACTCAACTACTGTATCTTCTGGGCCAATTAAAGCAACTAATAAAGTACATGGACCTTGTACTTCTAATCTAAATCCAGTAACTTGAGTTACACCACCAACTTGAGAAAATGAGCCAGGATAGGTTCGGAAGAATGCATCAATACCAGTATCATCTTGGCTATCATTATATCGAGTATGTGTTAATGAGAAGAAATAAACATTATCATCACTAGACCCAAGATGGAATCTTGTAGCATCAGCTTCTAAATTTGATTCAATGGAAGAAAAGATAGAAGTTGGTGCAATTGCAATAGGAGTAGGATCACATTCAGGCTCTTCATCTCCACCGCAAGGCTCACCTTGTGTTGGTTTGTAAACTTCCCATGGGCACCATCTAACGGTATCCCAATTTAATCCACGAGAATAATCCATCATATAGATTAACGTTGGGCCATCTATATCTGGATTACCAGGTAATAAAATTAACATTACTTTATTTTGTGGATCAACTGCTAATTCTACAAACCTAAAATTACCTGTTGCAAGACCATCCCAAACTTCTTTAATTTTCCAAGAAAGTGGTAAATCCCCATACGTTCCGGTAAAGAGATATAGGCCGGAACGGGAGGCAACGAATAATAAATCCTGTTGTGCTGAATCAGAGCCAAGAGAAACGCTAACTGAATGCGGTTCTGCTCCAATTGAATTGTCGATTCCATCGACTTCCCAGGTACTAGGTAAGTCACCATTATCTTGCGTGACATATGTTCTATTTGATTTATATGCATAAATAAGAGTGCGATATTCTGCTAAATTTTTAAGACCTTCCCCACCAGGTTTGATAATTACGAATCCATCAGTCTTAGAAAAACTTTCAGGCTCGCCACCTTTTGAAGCAAAGATTACAGTGTTATTAGATAGCTCATCGTTATCAGCATCGCCAACTACTGAAGTAGAATTTAAACCACAGATTAAAAGCCGGCCCGTAGATGTTGATAATAACGCGACTCCAGCGGGGACTTGCGACATGTTATCTTTAAGGAAGTCTGCTGAATCAACGAGGTCTGCATCAAAGAAGTTAATCGTAGCAGAAGTTTGCCCAACAGGAATAATTCCACCAGACGTATCAGGAATGAAAAATAATTCATATTGATTTGGATCACCAGAATATCGACTCTTTACAATTGCTTTCGAAGAAAGAATATGAATTTTAGTCGTACCAGCAGGAGGGCTAGCAGGAATACCTGAAACAGTTAATGCTCGACCTGCCTTAGTAGTTAAAAATACAGCAAAGTTAGTTCCAGTTGCAGTGGCCGGACCGGGCGATGTGATGAAACCAGATTCAGTCTCATATGCAATTGCGATAATATGATAGCCTTTTTCGATTTTTCCGGGCGGCTTACCAGTTACTTCAATTTTGAACGTACCACCAGCACCAGCAAGTGCAGAGATTGTAGCAGATGTAATCTCAGACCAAATCTCAAAAGTGGTAAAAGTTGTCGGGCCGGCACTCTTTACTTTATTTACATAAGTTTCAGTTTGAGCTTCTCCTGCCGCATCTTTTCCTACAATTACTAAAGTAAATCCAGTTACAGCACCACCAGTTTGTGTGAATTTAAGAGTAGATGGTGTAGGTGGAATGTAGGGTGATGTAGTTAAAGTTAATGCACCATTGGCCGGCGCCACAGGTGCAACTACGTCGGCAAGAGCAACAGTTGGAGTTAAAGTTGCAACAGTTAATTCAAAATCACTAGGTGGATCACCCGCTGCAATACGTGCAGTTGCTGCAACGCTAGGGTCGTAAACATATAAAGGAGTATCTTGTAAACCCTCGATACCATCATTTGGAGAAATATACGCCCGACCATATAATGATACCGCAGCAAAATCAGTCATTCCAACAATTGTAAGAATAGGAGTGACTACGCTTACTGTAGCATCATATAAAGTACCACCAGTTGTTAGAACGAGAACATGGTCATCTTCTCCAGGAATCTCGTAACGTTTAACACGTAAAATATCAGCAATCGGGAATTCTAAAATAAAACCACGTCGGGACTGAATAGACGAATCAATAAATTGTATATTTAAAGCATCAATCCAATGATTAGGCGGAACAAGATTCTTGTCTATATTCTTATAAACGCCACCAAAGTCGTCGATTAATTGAGATTCCATGATTTAAAATTTGGGGGGCTGTTAACCCCCCAAAAATTTAGCTAGGCTGCGCCGTTGAAATACCGCCCGTGTGGAAGTTACCTACCCAAATTACTTTTGTTGAAACTAGATTCTTGCCAGAGTTAATTGCACTAGGCATTTGAATTCCAGCAACAACTCCACTATTAGCATTGTTTCCATTTAATGAAAACCACTTAGTTGGAGCAGTACCAGCCTCATCATTCTCAAAAATACAATTTTGTACATTCAAGCCAAAGAACGTGACAGCAGCCGAACCACCAGAGCCAACATTTTCACCAATTGATTCTGCGGTTAGATCATGAAATCTGCATCCACGAATATAGATTTGAGTTGCACCCCCGAAATCTGTGCCTTGAAGTACAATTCCTTCTGTACCCCAACAAATTTCGCAATCCTCAAATAGAGCGTCTCCGCCTCTTCCTTCGGTATCAGCAGCTTCTGTAGCTACCGTGCCGGGCCCGATTAATACCTGTCTTAAACCACCCTCAAACTTACAACCATACGCGCGGAAACGTGATCCCGTTACGGTTAGTGCAACCGCTGAAGTTTCATCTTCACCAGCAACACCAACGTTAATTAAAGTAACATCGTCAGCGTTTACAACCATACCACCAGCATCTTCAGTAGTAGGCTCAATATACGCTGATCCACGACCACGATATCCGATAATTGTTAGCCCGGATAAAGTACGTGGAATCGTAACGGTTTCATCATACTGGCCCGGCCCTAGCAGAATATAAGCATTTGTAAGATCGGACCGACCTTCTAAAAGAGTTAGCGCTTGTGAAATTGTAGCTAAAGCAACTCCCTGAGAAGCCCCACTTCCCTGGTCATTTCCATTAACTGGATCTACCCAAAAAAGCTCAACTCCACCAACGCCTAATAGACTTAATGCACCTTGGTTGTCAAATAATCCGTGGAGAAAAGCCCATAAATTCTTTTGACCACCATACGCCGGAAATCCATTACCCATTTTATTCTCCTATTTCAGCCGTTAGGCCAGCGATCTTATGATCGCCAAAATAAGCGACTGCCATAACGAAATGCACGAAACGGTCTACGTCTTACAGGTAAAGCTTGTCTATTTTTTACCGCAGTTGAAATTAAAACTTCTAAAGCACTATTAGCATCGCCTGACAAAGTACCAGCTTTTTCAGCATTTCCACCAATTGAGAATGCAGCCAAAGCAGCAGTACGTGCAGCTAGAAATGTTTCAGAATCTAGAATTGGAATGTTTGTAGTTTCATCAGCAATTACCGATAAACTACCCCAATATCTAACTCTAATCTCAACAATTCCAACTGCACCTATGAAAAACATGGTATTTGATTCACGCCACGACCAATATTGAAGTCTATCAGATGGAGTTAAATCAGGAGTCCATGTCCTCTCTTCCATCTTTCTGTATTCAGTATCTGATTCATTTTGGAATTTCTCATGAACCATGATCGGATAAAGTAAATTTTCAGGAAGATCGTTAGCACCAGCTCCAATAGATATCTCTATAGTATTTGCAGGTACTTCAATTTCAGCAGTTTGCTCACGCGCTACAGATACACCATTATCTACTAATTGCTGCTGTAATTCCCGATAAGCTTTCTTAAGCGCAGGCAATAAAACTGTATTTGTATACAGCTTTGCTCCTACGTCATTAAGTAAGAATCTTGCTTCGTCAAGAGCTATAGAAGCTAAAGGCATTTACTTAGTTCCTTGAGATACTGGTTGAGCGGCTTTTAAAGCTACAACAGATAATGAATCACGATAGGCTTTGAGGCCGGACGGGTTAATCTCTGTTTTGCAGTTCAAGCAAATTAAAGCTGAAGATGGAATCATATAGCCGCACGCAAAGCAAGCTACAAGGTTTGCAACTACAGCAGTTAGATATTCACGATTCAAACCTAAATATTTAGCGGCAAAACGCTGTAGATCAGAGATTGAACGTTGCCTTCCACGAGCATTAGGATCAGACCAAACGTCGTCAGCTAATTTAACGATGTTTACGAACCAACGCTTTTGGGCCGCAAGTAAGCCTTCTAGTAGATCGGGAAAATTCTTTTTGATACTCTCTTTATCGTGCTTACCTGAAATCGCCTTGATTCCAGGATAAGCATCTTCAGAGACACCATGCGTTCCCATGATATGATCGCGTGCAATTGATCCGGCGACTTCAATACCAGAGATCATACGTGAGAGGCTATGGCCATCAAGCGTTGGAACGTGATTAATGCAATCGGTAATATGAGTTACCGTGAAATCATCTTTTTCTGTTGCCTTAGGAATTAAGAATACCGAAGGCAATAAGCCTGGCTTGGGTTCTGCAACGTCATATGGTAGAAAAGAGATAACCGTAGCAGATACGGGAAATTCACTTGCTTCCATTTTACCCTCTTGGAATATTCAGTCCGGCTAGAGATACACCTTCCTGCGAATGCAGGGCGTCAGATTGAGTTGGATTCCCACCTAACAACTCATAGAATTTCTCGTATTCTTTCTGCATACGTTCTTCATCGGAGAGTTGCGATTGTGGACCCTTCAATGCGGATTCGATAAGAAAGAGTACAGCATTCAAATTAGGTTTCTGGTATCCACCAGTTTTAGGATCTATGAAAGCCCAAAGGGGCTCATATGTATGACGAGTCGTAAGTTCAGTATTACTTGTGTAAAATAATTTTTCAAGAATCCAATGATCTTCAGGGATATAATTGTACTTTGGGACTTCGATTACGCCAACTTCTTCGCGAATAAAAATATGACCATAGAAGACAGAATATTTGCCCTGTCTCTTTTCTGTTAAAGCTTTAGTATTCTGTACTAAGCGATACATCGGTAAAGAAAGCTCTGTATCTCTACCATACTTCTTTACCAATTCTTTATTAATGATCTTGTAGTACTCCATTACTTTTTTCTCTTTTTCGTACGACGACTTTGGGATAAAGCAATTGCAACAGCTTGATCATGAGGCCGGCCAGACGCTTGCAATTCTTTAATATTGCTAGAAATTGTCTTCTGACTCGAACCCTTTTTTAGTGGCATAAAATCAACCTTGGCCGTTTTTAATTGGAACGGCCAAACCAACGCGATTAGTAACCAGTCGGAATCGTTAGACCAGAAATGTAGCTGCAAACCGCAGGATTGGAAACGAAGAAGTTAAAGCTAGCCACAATGTAGAAGATTTCAGCGGCTGCGATACCACCTGATCCACCACGAAGTGGGAACATACGCTTGCCATCACGAGTCTCGTAGAAGTCAGCAGCGTGCATTTCTGCACGACCCCAAACTTCATTCACAACGAAGTCAATACGAGTCTTGTCCCAAGAATACGAAGTCTTAACAGGCGCGCCAGCCATCTGTAAACCATCACCAAAATAAAGATCAAGGCTTTCTTCCTTGGCCTGTTTCTGGATAATGGAAACTAGCTGACCAACTTCTTCATACGCTTGTTTCTGGCAAGGGTGCATCCATGCGGTCGTTTTACGAATCTGGTTGATACCAACGCGATCACCAATCTTGTTGATTGCTAAACGAGCAAAAGGTAGAGCAAACGCTCCACCAGCAACAACTTGGTTTGCACGAATAGCAGGAACATCAGCGCGATTTAAACCAAGCCACGTACCCGTTGAAGCCGCGTTGTGGTGATAAGGTACGCCAAAGACCCAAACAGGAGGAGTCGAAGTTGGGCCGGAAACAACAATTTTATCCCCGGCTACTAAGCCAGCAGCGGTACCGTTGAAACGTACCTGTTTGTTCTGTAGATCATAGAGGTCGATAGGCGCCTCGCCCGCTGGTACGTTTGCAGGAGTACCAGTAAAAACCCGACGAGTCGTAAGAGTTGAGTTATACACCGAATACGTATGGTCGTCACGAAGTAAGCGAACGCCAAAGCCATCGCCTACCGCGTTTGCAGTAATCGTATCTTTGCCACCCGCAGTCGAAACTGCGGAAACGGTAGCAAAAACTCCAGTACCATCAGTCATAGCTGAGGAGTCAACGTTGCGTCGGAACTCCGCCATAGCCTTTGCAAGCAAATGTCGGAATGTCTGAACTACGGCCTTTCTCGAATCATCGGTAGCCCAATCCGACTTTTTGGTCCACTCAACAGCATGACGCATGTCAATAGTTGAGATGACCGCCTTGTCGAAGGTTGGTCCCGAACCGCGTCCCAAATCTCCGCCGTTTGAATCAAAACCTCCAAAGCGGCCGCCCGGCCGTACTTCGAGAGGAATTCTCATATCCCGGGCAGAGACTTTTTCTACATCACGTTTCTCGATTGTCGAGAAAAACGTGTCATCGAAATCAAAGAGAGTCGGCACGTTTGGCCGAACTCGCTCCATTTCGTTTGCGACTACTTGAGATTCAGTTAACGCCATGGCCTAGGCTCCATTAATAATGTCCATCTCGCTAAGTCTTTTTTGCTTTGCTTCCTTAGGTGTAATAACTTTAGACTTAGTACGTGATGGCGCTGAGTTAGTTGGTACGATCGTCTTCCCTTTTACTTTAGGCACTGTGCCAATTGCTTCTGCATACAGTTTAGATTTGATTCCGGGGAGTATCATTTTAGCGCGGCCTAGGAACGCGCGTTTAATACTAGGCTTTAAATCATCCCTAAAACCATTTTTGGCAGCATTTGCCCAATGCGACTGAAATAATTTCTTTGATGCAGGATCTTTTGCAATTCTTTGATTTGTACTTACGATAATTTCTTCAATTAATTTATTCTTTGTAAATTGAGTAAGCTTATTCTCAGGGTCTAAATCTTTTTCAATTTCAGCCTTTAGCAATTTATAAGTATCTTCTTTGACTGAAGATTCAAAGTTGCTAGCTTGCTGAATCACTAAATTGTTACGTTCATCTTCAAGCTGTTTTACTTTAGGATCTTCTCGATACATTGTAGCCGGATCTTCCTTTGGAATCCCGGCCGGCCCATAAATGAAGTTTGCCATTACAATCGCGGCATTCTTCAGATTATCGTCTTTAATCTCTCCAGCCTTGTTTACCGCTGTCTGCAACAGAGTACGGAATACAGGATTTATCGCCCTGATATATAATTGCGGATTGGCCTCACCAAGCATTGGCAAAATCGTATCGGCGACCTTAGTCAAAGCATTGGGATTGGTACTCTTAATCGCATTAATAACTTCCCCAAGTTCACCCTGGGTTACAGATTCATCAAATGTATCAAAAATTTCAGACTTACGCGCGGCCGTTTCTGCATCTTCTACCGTTGGGAAATACTCTGCATACTTTTCGGCCTTGAAAAAATTCGCTTGAATCTGAGGATACTTCTTAAAAACTTCGGGGAATTCTTTACGTAACTGATTGAATGGAGGAGTGTTTGGTGATAATTCTTTCTCCTCGTCTTCAGACTCTTCAGTCTCTTCTGATTCCTCTTCATCGGTTACTTCAGGTTTTTCATCAGATTCCTCAGTTTCTTCTACGGTCTCTTCATTTTCATCTGGCGGAGTTTCATCTTCAGACGTTTCCGAGGTCTCGCCTGCATTTAAAATGTCCGCTTCTTTGCCTGAAACCCCATCAAAATCAGGACTGTTTGGGGGGTTGACTGTCGGAAGGTTTTCCTCCGCCATTTACATTCTCCATTTGTGCTTGCTGCAATGCAGCTTGCATAGCTTTTTCTTGAATACGCATTTGATGCTCTTGTAAGTGGAGCATCACATTTTGATAACCTTCTGGATTAGATTGCTTAAGATACTGGCCTGAATCTGAGACTAAAAATGCCTGCGCTGTTTCTGAATGAATTTCGTCTACGTCTACTTCTTCGATTGGAACGGATGAGACCATAATGGGTTGTTGAGTTTCAGAATCAAATTCCTGGCCCGGCATCGGAGCCGAGACCATTAATTGTAGATTCTCAACGAGTTGTTTATTTCTCTGGTCATCACCAGGGATATAAAGCTGTCCCATTCCAACGAGTCGTGCGATTGACCCAATATTCTCTGGGTGTCGTAAAATTCCACCAATGAATTCATTTCCACCGTTAATAAATTCCATAACGAGACTGCGCTTCTGAGCGTCAGAAATTGGAAATTGATCTGACGATTCAGCTTCTACTTCTCCGACACGACCTTGCAATTCAGCTTTTTTGATCCAAACATTAATATAAGAATTGCCATTACGTTGAGCATACGACTCATCAAATTGTAGATTACGAGCATACTCTTTGCAAGCCTTGAAGGTAGTATCTTTCCACCAAATATTGAGCATCTTCCAAATCAAACTCAAACGTTGTAGAGCCTGGTTACGTGAAGATTCATACTCTTTATAGGTTCCAGAGCCGCCTTCTAAGCTGCCACCATAAATTGAAGGAAATGCGCCAGAAACGAATTGGCCCGCCTGAGTTAATCTGTCACCGAATGAATCTACTTCACGAGACAAAGTAGCAGTTTTAACTGTATGGAACATTCCTGTGAGATTTTGGCCGGGTTGAACTTTGGCAGGATAAACCATACCAGGTTCAGATGGAGTTTCTGAGAATTTATCCCAATCAATCGCGTTAGCTTCAGCGAATGTCATAGGGATTCCATAAAGAATCGTTCGCAAAGTTAGATTGTACATATCATTGGTCATCTCTTGAATATCAATCAAGGTTCGACCAATGGGCGCCGCGTGAATATAGGTGCTCGTTGGGCTTTGTGAAATAGTCCAATGATCGTCCATATTTTCCGGGCACGCTTCTGCGAATAAATCATTTAGGAATAGAATGTATACTCCGTTAGGATATTTTTCCTGAAATTCCTCCCGCATTGCATTGTCTTGGAGCATCCAATATGCCCAAGGCCGGAGCCAAATACGTCTAAACGTAACCAAATCTAATGATTGGGTTTCAAACGCTTCGCTCGGCTGCCGGGCCCAACGCTCATACGATGAATAAGAATTTTCAGCTGTAATTTTTTTGTCAAGATGTGGAAACAAAGCTTTTGCTAGAGAGACATGATGTTCCGACTCAAGGATTAAGTATGGCGTATTCTTAATATCTGAAATATAAAAGGGAACCTGTACGTTCATTGGGCCATAAAGCTCAATGATTTCTCGAGATTTGGGATAATCTTCATAAGTAGGAATTAAGACTTTTTCAGTTTGATTAATAATTTCAGGCGTGACCATCTGCATACAAGTTGGGCACGTCTTTGTGATACTTTCTTCTGAATATACATCATCTTCTACTTCATCAAGGGCTTCGCCGCAGTTGGGACAAACTTCATGCGCAACTTCTTGCTCGGTCTCAACTGTTTTAGGAGTCTTGACCGTACCATACTCTGGTGAAGTGTGATGATAGTTATATGCTGCAACGAATGACTGGTTAAATAAAATAAATAAAGCTTTTATGAAAAGCGATGATGCATTGTTATGAATGTGGATTAAATTGGCGATTTTTCCATAGGCTTTCGCAGTAGAGATATCATCAGGATTGTCAGCATTATCAGGAGCAAATCGTACACCAGGTAAAGTAGCAGAAAGACCAGCAATGATTGATTCGCCATAAGAACGATAAACGTTGATAACACGGCCAATGTCGTTAGCAGACATATTACTATCGTCGTCTTCGACACCATCTTCAAACGGTCGCCAATCATTTGCAGCTTCAGAGAAGAAAATATTTTGAAGACTCTGCCAGTAATAATCATTTTTTTTCCACTCCATGATATTAGCTTGGCGAATCGTCTTCTGCTGTTTTTCTAGATCAGAGATAATATCACTTAAAGCTTTACGTAAATCCTCTGGATAATCCTCTTCATATTTAAGTAGAGCAAGCTCTTCTTTAGAAAGCTGTGCTAAAGCTTCAACTTCTTCGACCGGGGGGAGATTAACAATACTCATCTAAATAAACCCGGTGCCATACCTTCAAACATACCAGACATACCAGACATAAAGTTACCAAAAGAAGGATTTGAAGACGTTTGATCCGGAACGAACGACTGATCACCCGTAATATTAGCTAAAAGATTTTGAACACCAGGCACGGATTTGGAAAGTTCATTCATACCTAATGCACCAGCACCGACTAAACCAACTCCAGGAGCAATTGCTCTTTTATACCAAGGCGCATTAGGTCCAAACTGTTCACCAAATTGAGCCATTTGCATATAACGATCAATTGGTGATAATTCTTGCTGGCTCATTCCAAATAAACGTGGATCTTGTGCAATTCCAGCTCGATGTGCATCAACGTTTTGAAAAGCCTGGGCCGGCCCGCCCATACTCCACATTAAATCACGATAATCCATTATCGTTCTCTAGCTTTCTTACGTGATTGCATTTCTAAAACGTGTCTTATTTGGCCTTGCGTCCTAAATCTAAAAGCATCAATTGGCTTTTGTTCACCATGCTGTACGGGTACTGCATCTTTAACAGGTTTTAGAAGATGAATAATCTCTTCCAACTTTTCAAAAAGCATTTCATTAGTGATAGAGCTTGACTCCACCTCGATGAAATCTCTTTTCTTCGAACTTTTCCATCTGTTGATAAAATGCAAACTGATTTCCCGTAGATTCAACATCTTGCAAAATCCTCGCCAATTCTTTGTGCTTCTCAGCTTCTCGATCCAAACCGTTTAAGTAACGATCAACAGCCTTCATTAGATAACGGCAGCCATCAATCGGGTCGTCTCCGTCAAACTCTTTGATATCTTCTTTGTTCTTTTCGTCGTATACGCAGTTTGGAATCGTGTCGATTAAAACTTTGCAATTAGCGAAGATTTGAAGCCTTGGGATATTTGTTTCAGGCGGATCAGGTTGAAAAATACTTTCATATTCTTTGAAACGCTTTGGCCCATAAATACGCATGATACGATTCGCTGTCTCTAAATTATAACCCTCAGGAGGGATATATTTTGGAGGCCGCGGTTTCCAACGTAGCATTTCCTGAAGTAACATTTTTCCGCCAACGCGATCATTATCGGCCCGGTGTGGCATTATTCCTGAATGCTTTTGGAATTGTTGTGCAATCGTCTCTTCATCTCCGCGTTGATTCCAGGCAGAAGGATCTAATTCAAAAGTTTTAAGTTGCTCTTTGCCAAGATCACGTTTGAAGTCAGCAGCCCACTCAGAAATATATTTCCCTTTCTGACAATATTCATAGTAGATGAATACTCGCATGTCGGGAGATATTGCAGCTTTGCCAATCCATGTATTTGCAGCGAATCCCCAATCGCCTGCGGCAATACGAGGCCACCATTCAGGGATTGTAAATGGATCAATTACGTGTAAAGCATTTAATGGCTCGTCTTTGTAACGATGTTCTCTGAAATCAGGAAATACCTGGCCCTCGAATGCTGACCAATTTCCTTCTGCCTTAGCTTCATACTCACGTTCGCCTAACATACGGAGACGATTTATATAGTTAGGATCTGATTCAAGAAGTTTAGGATTATCCTGCATCTTAGCAGGAATAAAAATTGATTTCGAGACCAGATGTCCCTTTACTTTATAATGAATAGGGGTTCGTCCATCTGGTGACGGATCAATAAAACGCTTTTTTACCCACGCATGACCTTCTCCGCCCGGGTTTGATCCCGAGCGCATAATGGTTGGTAATCCAGTTTGTTTGTGTGCTGATCTGCAACGTGTTGAAAGGTACGTATACATACGTTCGGTAAAGTGGGTTAGCTCGTCCCATCCAATATAGTTGTATGCAGCACCATCATGCTTATAAACGTCAGCATCCGAGTCAATGTAGCCTAGACGTTGTGTAGCTCCGGATGGAAAGTACCAAATATGTTTAGTTTCGTTGTACTTGCCCCCAACAAGAGGATAATATTCTCTTGTCTTAGGGATAACATGTTCCTCAAGTTGGGGGAAAGTACGCCGAAAAATGATCCCATTGTAATGTTTGTTGAGATGGAAACCACGAGTAATTGGAAGCATTACTAAGCCTTCGGTTTTTCCACCACCTAAGGCTCCGCCATAAAACGCTTCAAAGAAATCATCGGGCAAGCTAAGAAATTCTTCTTGCCGGCCCGGGTTTGGTCTCCATTCCAACATTTTAATTACGAAGTGTAGCTCGGATACCAAAGTCCCTGCGATGGTACATAAGTAAGGAAAAGTACCTTACCAACAACCGCAGTAAATGCCAGACCAATTGCCTTAGAGTTTCCAGAGGCAACTCCACCAGTCGCGCCAGTGAAAATGCCAGTAGGAATTAAAGCAATAGTTCCAGCGAAGCCTTCATACGGCAGATCAACTAAAACTTGGGCAGCCGTACCAGAGACTCTATGAAGATAATTGGTAATAGCTAAACTCGTACCAGCTGAAGAAGCTAAAAGTGCTCCTTCAATACCCTGAGTCGAGCCGCCAGGTGTAGTCAGCCCAAAACGTTTCGATTCAAAATCTGAAGCAGCAGACATTTCTAGTTCTCCCCATTCTTTTTAGCTTCTTGATCGGCAGCTTGCTCCTGTGCAAGTTTGTTTAAAGTAGTCTTATCGACCATGCCCTGTGCAACTTTTTGCCTAAAATCTGAATCTAAGATACCAGCCCCGGTTAAGAATGAACCTAAGTTCGTCATTAGTATGCTAAATCTAGCACAATGGGTTTCTAAACCAGGACAGCCAAAGTTCCAGACATAGACACCGACTAGTCCGAAAACTAAACCTACCCACATCTTATTACGTTTTAGGAAATCCACGTTTTTGTACCTTTTCCCTACTTGACGTAGTAAAATATTTTTAAATCCCAACGACGATTCCTACTCTTATGAGTGAGGATTGGCCGCCGAGAATTGCATCACCTTTAAGGGAAAGCTTCGCATCTTTGTAGTTATAAAGCTTTACCATGCCTACAATATGGCCGGTAAAAACGTAGAGACCATCAGGATTCAATCTTTGATCCGGCCCACCACCGAGATAGAGATAAGATGCTCTGTTTTTCGTGGAGAATTTAACTCCGCCTGTAAAATATTTTGCAGCATTAACTCGTGGTTGGTCGTCGCCAGGTAATCTCGAAGCGATTCCAAATCCCAAATAAAGTTTTGGATAGATTGCCGGGATGCCTTGTTCAAGGCCGGCCTCGAATTCAACGCTTTTGAAACTTCGTGCATTAGTAACCTCCAAATCACTTTCGGGCAATGACGATAAATCTACCCGAACGTTTAGATCAGGAGTATAATTATATTCTGAAGTCTCACCATAAACGGAGATTGATGCGGTCGGCGCAATTATATAGGAATCTTGGGAGCCAAGAGAATTAATGGCTCCGGCTACGATTGAAACTTTAAGAGCTTGGGCTAAGAGAAAGATAAGCATTAGCTAACCTTAAAAGTCTCAGAATCACACTTGCCTTCAACACAAGCTTCGATTCTGCAATCTCCAACTTTCTCACCTTTAACCGTTGTTACAAATTCCTCTTCATCTCTAATTGAGCAAGCATCTGAATGAGTCCATTTAACTCCAGATTTAATATCACAATCAGGATCACGAGGTTTATTATCTTTATCTTTTGGAGTTACATCAATTCTTTCGGACTGACCAACAGCTAGTGATGCAGGGAATGCAGAAATATTAACTTTAGCTACTTCTGCACAAGTTCCATTTGTAAATCCATCGGGTCTTCCACCATCTGCAAGGGAAACAATTTGAGTTACAGTAACTGTCACATCAGGTGCAGTAGGAGGATTACACGCAATTAATGCTAGGGCTAAAATTAAAATAAAATATTTCATTTGTCCTTCTATGTTTTCTTACAAAAAATGACTTTAATAAAGGCAGAACGATTATCAAAAGAAGTGCCAGTAAATGTTTGTGCTGCAACTGTATTAAGGATGCAACCAAACAATTGCTGCGTTGTTAGCGCCGCCTGATACAGTTCCAATTGTTGTAGGCGGTACACCAGCCGCACTAGATGTAGAGCTTGTTCCGGTAATTACGAAATCAGCATTAACCAGCGTAGTAAACACGGAAGCTATGGATTCTCCAGCCACAACTACGGATCCATTGTCGCAAGTGAAACCAAGCCAATAGACGCTAGGATACAGAGTAACAGGCGTTCCTAACGTGGTGCTTTTTGCGCCAGTGCTGGTAGTCACTACGGCTCCGGTAGTAATTAAGCGAGTAGTGCCCAGAGCATCATAGATAGCTGCCCCACAATTAGATGCGGCTTGAGCAGTTGTTACCGAGAAGACGACTTTAGTGACTTTTAGGGTGTACTCCAGAGTAAACTGATGAACATTCATCGCGTTGGCACCTGGATTATTCCAGGTATCTCCATCTGCTGCTATATAAGGATTGCCTGCGGGCGCAAGGAATCCTCCAACGTTAGTAGTAGTGAGTCTTGCTCCCGCTCCACCAGTCGCACTATCCGGAAAAGTTGTCAACACTTCACCTACTGTTCCAGACCCAGCTTTTGCACCTCCAGCAAGATTGAGGTTTCCGCCATTCGCATTTCCAACAGTTCCGTCTCCAGCGGAAAGTGTAAATGCTGCGCCGGCTACACCTGAGGTTGTCGAATCTCCGCCTTTCAATTCATATGCTGTAGCTGTTCCTGCATCTGAACCAAATTGAATAATTGCGGCAGATTCTCTACAATGCCACGTATCAACAGCAGCACCAACAGCAGTGCCCACTGAAATACATCCTGGGCTTTCAGTAAATCCACTGATAGCACCAAATACTTTAGTTCCACCAACAGCTAAGGCAGTTGTTGTTCCACCAGTATCAAATAATGCATAAGTACCATCATGACTAACACTAGTCCATTGAGTTGTGCTTTGCGCTGCAGAATGAACGAATAAAGTTGGATCAGTAGTCGCAGCATGTGCAAAATCAAATGCATCATCTTGACGTTCAGCAATTACCCAATGATTTGATACCGTGCCCGTTAAGAGCATTCCCGTATCAACAGTCTGAACCGTATTAAAAGAAATACCTGGCCGGGTATCTCCTACAGTAGTTCCAAGATTTAAGATAATATCATTGTTGAATGCAAAAGTTCCAGATACAACTGCTGCGGCACCACCATCTGCATATTGAAATACTAGAGTAGTATTATCATACAGCTCAAAAATATTGGCTGTAGTCGTAGAATTGCTGGCGCCTAATGCAGCTTTACCTGTTAGAAAATTGAAAAATCCAGTAGTATCTACGTCGGCAGATGCACCAGTTAATTCATCAATTTTAAAGAATCCACCATAAGCTACAGTTGGAGTCGCAGTACCCTGAGCCGCGCCGTAAACTCCAGCCCATTTATCTCCAGCACCTCCACCATCTCCACCAATACGACCCAACATTCCAATACCACCAACCGTTGGGTTTGATGCTGCTTTTCCACCTCCGCCAATGCAAACGTTTCCAGTGCAATCAGCAGATCCAAAAACTGCAACGTTATTACTAATTAATGTTCCAGCTGCCGCACCAGTATGTGAGCCAAAGATTGCAACTGAGTTAGATCCACCAGTATAGCCTGGTAATAATCTAACACGCATTCCATAGCGATCACCAGATGCAGTAGATCCGGAACCTGTAATTTCAGCTAAAATACCTTGAGCAGCACCAGCTGTAACTACTGGTAAAGTTCCAGTAATATTTAAGAAGTTAGAAGTTGAAGATGCCCCAGACATGGTACGACGAAATTCAAATACTGCATCTCCAAGACCGGAGTCAGCATACAGTAATTTCGATGAATCACATTGCAGGATTCCAGATGCATCAGAATATGCAACGCAATCTGTACCAGTCGTAAAAATTGTAACGCCTGGTTCTAATTCTGTCGCAGGGCCAGAACTTGCAGACGGAGCTACAGGAAAAATCTTATTATTGTTGCTTTGTAGATACGCTGTACCTACAAAACAAAAAAGAAGATAAGCCGTAATAATAAGTTTGCGTTTCAATTCTGCACCGATACCGCGTTAATAATGTAGGTGGTTGATACGGCGGCAGCAGTTACTAAAGTTACAGTAGTTTGAGCTGTAGCAGAGCTAGTAAGATTTAGGCAGTATTCACGGCCCGGCGCGATGGCAAAAACTTTTGTATCGTCTGTATCAGTTGGGGTCGTGCCATCTAAGGTCGCATAGAGATTATTTGTAGCCCCAGAATTTAAGATACAGACGCTGGCCGGACCGAATGGCGTTGCAGTTGATCCAACTATGTAGGCATCAGAGGTTGAATCTTGTGTGCCTCTTTTATGCCAAGTCTTCGGGCCGGCCTGGGCTACTGTCGCAAATAAGAGAAGCAATACTAAAGCAAGTCGTTTCATTTCTTAACACACCCACACTTAGTAGAAGACCAGTAGCCAGTATGGGAGCAATTTTCTGAATGACGACCGTATTGTTGCTCCATCTGATAAACATTCTGACAGGTAAAATCAACTGAATGATTTTGGTGAGGGGGCTGATCCGCGTTAAATAGAATATAACCTAAACCTTTGGTATTTAAACCAGTGAGTTTGCACATACCTTTTTCAGGTTCGACAGGTTTTGATACCTTCGGTGCCTCTACTGGTTTATTAATTACGGGGGGTTTAGGGATTTCTACAAGAGGTTTAGCAGCAGGCTTAGGATCTGGGATAATTGGCACAGGCTTCTTCCTCTTTTTGGGCTTGGGTTTCGGCTTCGGTTTAATCTTGACCTTAGCCTTAGCCATTATCCCACTCTTTCAATTACCTTGACATCAGTAAAATCAGATTCGGATTTAAGTTGTGGGGCATAGATAACGACTTGATTATTAGCTTGTGGGGCAATCTTTTCACCAGTCTTCTCAACAATTACTGCCATATTCTTGGCTACTGATAATGCTCCCTTAACGCTCAGCTTTCTAATCTTATCATCCGTAATTACGCCCATCGCAGCTAGCATTTTATCTAGAGCCTGATCTTTTACGGCCTCTAACCTTTTCTGAATTTTGTCATGTACTTCAGGCTGAGATCGAGACTCTTTTGCGAGATGGGCCGTGATTGGAGCAATGCCAAAATTTTCCGCGACATCCGCAGCCTTTTCAAAATGCGCCGAATATCCAATGATCTCGCGGAGTTTATCAGGGATATTTTTGACACCATTGCCCCGGCCGGCCGTATTCTTAACGTGACCTAATCGAATTTCTAGCTCGGATTCAGTTATAATTGCCATGGGACCCAATAAATAGTAAGGTACACCCTGCGTAGAATATAGGATAGATGGGACCCTTTGTCAACCCCCCATTTCAACCCATCTTGGGTCAATTGTTTACCTTGGATTATTATTAATTGAATGGGACCCTTTTTAAAACTGAAGTAGAAAACAAATGACAAACACATATGATAGCTACAGTGACCCCCCTGGGGGGAAATGGGACCCATAAAAATTGAGGGGTGGGGGGTGGGTATCGTTCATATATGTACAGTATAGCCCAAGTTTTTTTATACTCATATATGTTGAGCATCATGCACTCATACACCTTACACTCTTAACAAGTGGACATGTCTTATAATCAGACGTCCGATTATGTCCGGTTTCATGACAGTGATTGAGACGAGGCCTCATGTTTAAACGAGTTAGCTCATGGCACGGGCGATGCATATATGTTGGGTAGGAGGATAGGATATGGTAGCATGGAAGGTCGGCCGGCTTAGAGAAAAGGGTAAGCTTAAAGTTTACGTTGCCTTCGGCCACTATCGAGGTTCACACTTCGTTACCAAATCAGTTTGCGTCCCAGACCGGCCTTGGTCTGCCGAATTCTTTGACATGCTCAGCGACAGAATCGAGATTGAAGGGAAAAAGTAAAAAGTAGACAAACGCGCGCGAGATTGCGGTCTAAACTCCGCATCCTCACCTAGACCCCTAGACCTACCCTGGACCTTAACCCCCCAGGATAGATCTAAGGACCTAACCAAAGTGGTAAAGATAACACAGTATAAGGATAGAATTAGACCTTGACAGGATTGGGAAAGAGCCTACCTTATGCTTACAAGCTTCGGCAATGATGCTGGAGGTTAGCATGAGAAAGAAAGAAAGAAGGAAAGCAAATGTCGAGTATCAGTCGCGAGGAATTGAAGGATTCGGACGGAGAGGTTATCGGCGAAGTGGACGTCGAAACTCTTGACGCCGTGGCTTTCGAGCCGTCTGAGGCACTGTCGGAGGCTATCAAGGTCGGCAGCGTCAAAACTTCGCAGCGTGTCGTCGAGGTTTTCGCAAAGAATAAGGCTGGCGACGTGACGCGAGTCTATCGCCAGTCTTACACGAAGTGCACCGCTGAAAACGAGGCAGGGGCTCTAGCCCTTCCCGGCGTTGATGGTGACGAATCCAAAATTTGGGATTTCGTCTCGGCACGCGCGGATAGCAACGTTTATCAGCCGATTTACGTTCGTCTTCGTAACGCCGCTCAGGGACCGGAAAAGGCCGTGGCCCGCATGGCCAAGCTTTTCGAGGGACTTACGCCGTCGCAGCGTGAGGCGGCTCGTGAAGCGCTCAAGGCTGCTGGAGTTCTTGACTAAGCTTCGCTCACAACGTAATGTAAATTTGTACCTTTAAATTCTACCGGGGTTTGGAATTCATCAAAATTCATAAACCCAAACCTCGGTAGCCTTAAAGGTAGCAAATAAATGACCTAAAGGAGCAAAGACAAAAATGAATAAAGAAAAGAAAAGCAAGCTAATTGAATACAAGAATATTTATGTAGTCATATTGCCAGATGAATGCCATATCATTTGTATGGGTTCCGATGGTAAATGGGACGACAGCTACAACTACAAGTACAACTACTACAGCTATACCTACAACTACTACAACTGTAACTACTACAGCTACAACTACAACTACTACAGCTACAAGTACAACTACTACCAAGCCGATATCTCTAATTTTGAGCCTATTTTCACAAAGTAGTTTCAATTTTAGGTTTCTTTGAATTCTCAGCGACTTCTCTATTAGGTCTCTAAGCGGTCCCTACGGGACTTTTAGGGGTTAACCCTAACTAGATCAGTCACTTAGCCTGACCCCTCCCTCTCCCCCCGAATCGGTAGGGGGGTGTCTAGGGGGTGATTTGGGGGTGTTTAGATGTAGTTTGTTTATTCTTTTTTTTATTTTTTTTTTTTTTT